CCTTTTTTTGTTAAAACAGGAACTCCACTAAAATAATACCAATGTCCATATTTTTTATAAAATTCCTTTGAGGTATTTTCTCTCCATTTTTTATCTTGATTAATAACTTTATCTGTATATATAGGATTATTATTTTTATCATAAGTTGTTATTTTATTTTTCATTCTTCTATTCTATCTATTCGTAAATGAAATCCACCACCCCTTTTTACTGGGGCTATATATTTTACTGTTAAAACATATCCTTCATTTAATAATTTACTAATTCCATCTTTTACAATAGCAAATGCTTCATCTGATATTTCTTGTTTATTTTTCATTCTTCCTCCATTTCTATTAATTCTGGAACAAATTCTTTCCAAAGATCACAATGTGGACAAAAGGCTATTATATCCATCTTTTTATAATCTTCTTGAGTAATATGGTTATGATATTCAAGACATGGTTCTGATCCACATCCTGTACACCAAACATTTTCATTACTCCATCCTGTTGATGAATAATGATTCATTAATTCATCAGAACTTACAACTGTCCCTGGATCTTTATGTAATTCAGTCCAAACTACTTCGTTTTCTAATTCTTCTTCATAGTCTTTTATTAATTCTGTGTTACTACCTTCGTATGCTATATCTCTTGTCAACCATTTTAAATCATTTCTTGTTCTAATTGTCATAATCTTCCCTTCTAATATATTCCCTTTTTAAAAGTTATAATTTAGTGCCAACCAATTATACTTTTCAAAATTAATGTATTTGTTTATAGTAATAAATAATTTAAAACAAATAAAAGTAATCATGGGATTGGATACCCACTTGACTCCTTTTAAGCCACATTAATAAAAAGGGAATATATCAATTTTCTTCATTTATCCTGGTTAATAATTCTTCCATGATTATTAATTCAGTTTTCGACACAAAAGGTGCTTTTCTAAAATTAAGTAAAGCAGTCTTTATTACCAGCAGTTCTGCTGGATTAAACAAATTTAATACTGTTGGATCTTTTTTCATTTTTTTCATTATAATCCTTTATCTTCCAAACTTCGTAATACTTCATATTCTTTTCGTTTTTCAATAATTGATTTTTGAACTCTTTGTAAATCTTTTTTTAATGATTCATAAGGAACTTTCCATTTTCCATCATCTACACAAGGAACAATAGTTGATTCTAACATTCCTAAACTATTTATTAAAAGACTAATTTCATTACTACTTAATTTTAATGTCACTATTGCTTCGTCTACCATTTTTTACCTCCCTTTTTAGTTTTAACCATTCTTTATATGGTAATATAGCAAGCGCTTCTTTTCTATCCATTCTTGTTACTACCATATCTACATCTTCTCCATGATAATTAGGATATAACCATTGAGCAATTTTTTTTCTTCTTTTTGCTTGAATACATGTATCTTCAACAATGACATCTACAACTTCAGATTTGCCTAAAGATCTTCCATCAGAAGCGTAGGCTCTCTTTGCAGAGAGCCCTTCTTCTTTTGCTAAATTAACACATTCTCTTTCAAGGTTATTTCCACGTATTTTATTTGGATGACTCATACATTTAACTCCTTAAAATGTAATTTGTGAAAAAGTCATTGTTTCTCCATCAAAGTTAGCAGTCATTTCAAATCGTGCTTCATCTCTTGATTTTTCAGAACATATTGTTCTTACTGTTTCATTTCGATTTCCTTTAATTAAAAGAACTTTATCTGCTTTTTGAACTATATTAGATGATCCTTTAAGAGAATGAACATTAATAGTATTTGTTGCTGCACTCATTTTATTTAAATGATGAACAGCAATAATAATAATATTGTTCTTTTGAGCCATTTGTTTCAAATTATCAATAATGATATTTTGTTTCTCAATTTCTCCCCTTACAAAATCAACTTGTAATTCATCAGTAGTATCTATTACCAAGACTTTAGGTTCCATTTCTGCAACCACCTTTTTAACTGCTTCAACTCTTGGTGCTATAGACATAATATTAACATGTTTAAGATTCTCTTCAAATGATACATTATCGTCATTTTTAAATAAATCGATAACATATTTTTCATTTTGTTTAGTAACAATTTGAATGAATCTCCTAAATGTTAATTGTTCTTTCATTTCTAATGATAAAAACAATGTTTCTTTTTTACAATGTGTTATTATATTCTGCACGAATGCAGATTTTCCTAATCCTGTATCACCTGAAATGATTATTAATTCACCAGGTTTAAAATGGTAATTAGGAACATTCCAAATAGAAGATAAATTAATTGAATTAGAAGTTAAATCATTTCTGATATAACTTCTTAAACTATCTTCTAATTCTAGAATATTTTTGATCTCTTGTGTATAATCTTTTCTTTTAAAATATATACATTTTGGATCACAATATTCAGCCATAATATGGTCCATACAACCATATTGATAGTTCTCTTCGTAGATATTAGTTACTGTTCTAGTAACTTCATCTTCAGATATACTATCTTTTGACCATGTTAACATACCATTTAATGTTACAAGGAAAGGAATGCCAGCACGTTTATATGAACTAGCCATACGCATTACCTTCATGTTTCTTGACCCTTTAACAGGTCCTTCATTGAATACATGTTGCATACATGAAACAACTGTTGAAACATCTCCTTTGTTACTATCACCATTAGATACAATGGTAGGTGATGCAATTATCATAGATTGTAGATAGGGTTGTACATGATTTGATTCGTTTAATGTCTCAAAAAAGTTTTGATGAGACGAAACTAACTTCATGTAGTTTTCTTTAGATGTTGCTGCTTTCTTAATATCATCAAATGATAGTTCATGCAGTAACTGTAGTGGAATCCATATTTTAAATAAATTTGTTTTTTTATTTAAACTCCAGTTGGAACGAATTATTCTTGTTTTATCGTAAATAGAATCTCCAAAATCAAAATACTCCTTCATAGTGTATCTTAATTTTTCGTTTAATTCCTTACTTGGCTGTAAGCCAAAAACATTTAGTAATTCAATATGATATCCAGTACCAGAGAACCAAACATTAATATCTTCTCCCATAATTCCTTTATCTAGAATTTCAGTTATGCAATTTATTACATAACCATTAAAAGAGTTTTTATTAATATTTCCCCTATCTAAATCTATGATAATACGATCAATATATGTAAGTCCATCAAATCCTTTTACTGATTTATTTTCTTTAACATGTGATTCAAATGTTTTATCAAATGAATAGTAAGATCTGTACATTTCATGTTTCCATGCATTGTCTTTCACTAGTTGATCGTATTTATTTATGTTTATAGTATTATTTCTATTTGTAATAGAATTTTGTACTATTTCAATTATATTTTCTTTATTCTCCATCCCTTACTCTTGTTGTTACTATGTTTAACTTCTTCTAATTGAAATCCCCTTCTAGTTATAGAATTACTTGAACGAATTGCTCTAAATGCTCTTGAATATGTACTTGGTGTATGTACTTTCTGATGTGCTAATCGACCATAGTTTGCAATTTCGTTCTCAAAATCAAAACTAAAAAAGTGTTTATTATTAGAACGATATTTATTTTCTATCCAATGCAGGATTATCTCTTTTGCTTTCATTAGAATGGTAAATCATCAACTTTAACTGCTTCACCACCAACCATTACATCTTGTGGTTTCTTAAAGTTTTTAGGATAACCTTTTTCAACTTGTTCAGCAAATTTTGCTTCTAATTGATCAGTATCGTCCCATGATGACATTGTACTCCAAATTGCTCTTTTATATTTTCCTGTAGATTCATAACTTAAACAAGCAACTTCAGCATTAGCCAATTCTGCTATATTAATTTCACCAACATCAGATACATTAAGATCTTTTCCTGCTGCAAGATATAATGTATTTAAATGATCGGGAAACTTTAGTTCTGAAACTACACCATTTGTATCTTTTTCATAGTTTTGATTAATAAAACATGTATATTGAAAATTGTTTCTATCATCTTCAAGTGTTAATTTTAAACTTGTATCACTATATTGAGATTCCATTTGTTCTGCTCCAACTATTCTACATTTATTAATGAAATATCCTTTTTTTGATGATCCATTATTTTCTATTTTAGTTCCTTTAATTGCCATTAGTTTAACTCCCCTTCCATTGTTGGATCAGGCATATTATCCATTGCATGATCCATATTTTTTTCTCTATAAAATTCAAATCTATTTTCATTTTCATGAGCAATTGCTTCTGATATCATATCTATAGTCCTATCATAATGAATAACTTGATTAAATCCTTCACCTTCTTCTCGACATTTTAATAATAAAAATGTTCCATTATTTCCTAAATTTAATGTTGCTATATTATGTTCTGTATTATATATCATATCACAGCCTTCATATAGTTTATGTAATGAAGTTATTTCTTTTGTAAGATTATCACTATTTTGCATTTTTAACTCCCTTCTTTTTGGTAGTTGTTAACTTATCAAAGTACAATTGAGTTTCTTGTACTTGAACTCTGGTCATTCCAGCAGTTCTTTTAGCCCTATATCGTTGAACAAAATTATCATCTAATAATAATAATTTTTTACATTCGTTCATACTACGATCTAACTTATCTAATGAAGTTACAGTAGGATTAAATACTTTTTGTTTATTTTGTGCTACTACGACTTCTTCAGCACTTGCAATGCTTTCATTACTTCCATATCCTGCAAATGCTAATGCTCTACCTACAGCAGAAGTCTCAGCATTTTCTAATGCAGAAGTTTTATTAATGAAACCATTATTATCTCTTTCCGCAGCCAATCCTGTATAGTAAATATCAGGTTCGTTCATTGGAAAGGGATATATTTTTGCTAAAACGATATATTCATTACATAAATCGCCAGTGGCAGTATCATTGATTTGATTGCAAGCATATAGTTGTGTTTCTATTGCTGCTTTTGGATTATCTGAAAGAAAAGACATTAATCTTTCGTTTACTAAAACATAGTCTTTTCCATGAATTTTAATTGCCATTTATTTCCCCTTTTGTTGTTTAATTTAACTTTCCTTTTTAATTAAATAAATCACTTATTTAATTTCAAAGCAACTTAAAATACCTATATTTTGCTAAAAAAGCAAGTAAATTTTATGATTTTTTAAAAAAAATTTAAGCCTATATAGGTTATTAATCATGATACCTATTTCACAATCAATCTTCCTTTCAATATAGGCTTAAACTTTCGTTAGGATTATTTCTAAATATAACATATGAATAAATATTAAACAGTTAAAGTAATATTAATATATGAAAAATATTCATTTATTGTTTAATAGGGGCTGATCCACATTATTCTTATTCAACATTGTTCGTAAGTGGATAATATTCATATGTTATATTTAGTTTATTTCGTGTTAAGGAAATGTTAATTCTTTCACTTCCATTGAGTAATCGGGATAACTAAAAGATAAAACTGGGTTCCAAGGTTGTTTCGTTAATAGTTTTCGTATGGTATTACATATAAAACTACCTGCCATATTACTACAATAACTTGTTGCCTTAGCATTACACGGTTCATCAGATCCTTGTTTATCGCTATACCAATATTGTTTATATTTTGTAATAGTTGGATTAATAAATGTATACATTTGAAATTGTTCTGCACCCATTCGTCCATCAATTAAAAAATTACAGTTTTTATATTTACAAATTTCTTTTATTGCTTGTAATCTATATTCCATATTATCAAAACCCAATATAACTATATTGTTTTTAAATTCAGGATAGTAATTTTTAAATTTTTCATTATGTAATTTAACTTCTATTTCTGGATTAATTTGTTTTAATATTATTGATAATGCTTGTGTTTTTTCTAATGATATAGAATTATTATTATACATTGATACGCCTATATTTTCTATTGATACTTTATCAAAATCGTATAGGTGCAAATGTTCTGCACCCATACGAACTAATTGTGTTGCTGTGCTACTACCAATTGCACCGCAACCTAATATGTGATATGTATATGAATTAAAATTATCAACAATTCCATTATATCTACTATTTATCATGACATACTCACTCTCTGATCATACTGGTATTCTATCATAATATCATCAAAAGTGCAATTTTGAAATTTATTATGTATTACACTTTCAACAGGCAACCAATCTATTACTTGATCTATTTGTTTTTTATTTAAAAGCAATACTCTTAAATCAATTTTATTTTCTAAAAGAACTTTATTAACTTCTGATATAGATTTTTTATAGTCTTTATATTCGTGTTTTTTCATTCCACTAAATTCATAGTCTTGATGAATAGTTTCAACTCTATTTCTTACTTGATTATAATGTTCTTTATTTAATACGATTTCTGCTTGTGTATCCATAATTGCACTTTGTCTATCCCAATTTAATGCTATTTGGCGTCCATCTATTCCATTAGAATTTCCGCCATAATGATATGAACTAATTGATGACATTAAAGATGATGGTTTACATAATTCATCACATTCTTTTTCTATTGATTTTGGTATTGATTTTGTTTTTCTATCTATTCTTAAATCTACATCTTCAAATGTAGTAATAGGTTTCCATATATTAACTCTAAATTTATATTCTTCCTTCAAATTAATTACAAGTGACATAGACATAGTTCCATTAGACATTTCATCTATTGCTTTTAAATCAGTTCCTGACCAAAATGCTGACATTGTATGATGACTATGCCACCAAACAAATCTAATATCATTATATTTTGTTCCCATTTTACAATAATATTCTGCTAAACTATCTTGATCTAATTCAGTATTACCCATTGATATTTCTTGTTTTAATATTGTAGGTTCAAATAAGCAATAATTATTATCTTTATCTTTTTTTGCTAATAACATACCACCTATTTCTGATTTATGTTTTTTCCAAGCATATTTTGCATAGTGTTGAATTTTATCCCAACATTTTCCTGCAATGTAAAACTCAGTTTCTTTTCGCATTACATTTCCTTTCTTTAATAAATATTAGAATGATATAATAACTTATAAGTAGCCTTTTAAAAAGTTTTTATAATCACTCTAATATTTAAATTAATTTATGAAATTATCTACTTTGATGACTGGTATCTCTAAAAATAGAGTTCCATTCTTCTAATTCCATTTGTTTTTGTTTTACAGATAATCCTGTTTTTTCATTTGGATTAAATCGTTTTTCACTATCATCGTGTATTGTATTGAATTTATCTTTCATTATTCTTTTTATATTCGTATATAGTGGACACATCTTTCTTGTTTCACAATTAATTGTATCATATTTAATTATAATTCGTTTAAATAATTCTCTTAATAGTGGTTTTACTCGTTTTGTTCTAAATGTGCCATTACCATTTTGATATGATTTAGAAAATGGAACTTCATATAATCTTGCAGGTTCATTGCAATATTTTATAAATCTTTTTTCATTTTCTAATTCGTGAATACTAAAAGGTAATTCATCAGGATCATAATCTGGATTATCCATTTTATATCCATCATCATCTTCAATCATCTTTGGATTTCTATTTAATTTTGCTTGTAATGGTGGCATATATGCTATTTCATCAGATAAAATATAATCAGGATAACCTGTTATTTTTTTATCTTTATTAATATCATACATACACATTTGCCATACTTTTTTTTGATTAATTTGTATATCTGGTGTTATTAAAGTTTTAAATGATGATTTTCTTTCCTTTGGCATTCCATAAAATAAATGTGTTAATTGATTTAATGGATGAGAATGTGTTATATTATATGTTTTCCAATTATCAAAATGCACTTTAAATGAATTAAAATCCATAGAAGCCAAAGTATGTGCCATTTTAACGCCAACAGATCCGCCACATACATGCTTAAAAGCATTTTGTATATGTAATTTTCCATTATTCGTTCCTGGTGTTACTATTTTTTCTATATTTTCAGTGCTTGTTGTTAATTGATCACTTATCGCAAATATAGGTGAATTATCGTGAACATAACCTGAATGTGAAGATATGAATGGAAAAGCCAAATCATAACCTGTGTGCATTTGTGCATATTCATATTCCCAATATCCTAATACTCTTGTTGAAGGTATTCTATATCTAAGTTTATTTATAGTATACATTATTCCCATAAATGTAAATATTATTTCTAATGAATTAGGTAATTCTAAAACAGAAATATCTTTTTCTAATTTTAATTGTTTCCATATTTCTTGTTTAAGTCTTAGTGATTTATTATTTGCTAATATTTCTTGTTCATTACGATCATTATAATAAGTATTATCTAAATTTATTTCTTCATCATCAATATTAATTTTATCAAATTGATCTGCTTGATTTAGTAAATGATTAATATATTTTCTTAAATGAATTTCTGATTTTATCCATATATTACCTGGTATATCTAAATTTTCTATAAATTTATCTTTATGCCAAATAGGCATAACTTGATTTGAAAATTTAATATAAAAAGTTAAATTTGTAGATACTTCTGAAACACTTAATGGTGATTGTGATTTTTCTAATTTATTTTGTTCAAAATAACAAAAGACTTCCATATCTTTATGTTGTTTATTTGTATTTTCTATTTGTTTTTTAATTTCATCTTGTATATTTTCTATTAATTTATCTGTTATTATTGTATTATCTTGCCAAGATAATCCTTCATTTCGCATATTCCATAAACTATTATCAATTCTATGATATCTATCGCCTATATTTCTAAAATAATGTCCATATGGTTCTCTAAACAGATTTCTAATTGGTGTTCCTTTTTTCCAACCTAAACAATGAGTTTGCACCATCTCTTTAATAGTATTAGAACTTCCTGGTGATAAACGAAAACCCTTGGTTACTGTTAATGGTTTAACTTTTTTTGCTAATTCTGGTGTATTATAATAATAATTATCATTAAATATTTTTAATTGTTCTAATATTTCTTTTTGTGGACCTAATAATATATCATTAATAAAATCCTTACTATTGATTTTTCCTTTTTCAAAAGATGTAATAATGTAACTATTCCTATTCCATTTACTCACTATATTTCCTTTTCCTTTCAATAATTCAGGTAAAGCATTAATGAATACATACTTTACCTGAATATTTTATATGATTAACTATTTAACTACTATTTTACCGCCTGTTTTATCATTGTATACAACAGATACAACAGCGTATTCAGCGCCTTCGGCTGGTTCTAATAATGTATCATTATTAGCCCTTGCTTGGTTCACATTAACAGTAGCACTATTTGGAATATCTAATTCAGTTCTTAAACCCCCAACAGAGGTTGATGTAACTAATGTATTCTCAAAAGTATCACTATTATTAAGTAATCTAATAGTATTTTGTTCAGCCATTTTAATTTCCCTTCACTACATTGTAGTATTGTAAGAATAGATAGACTAATCATCTATTCTTGGTTATCCCATTCATTAGAATGGAAGTATTTGCATAAAATTATCCATTGCATTTTCTCTTTCTTCTATTTCACGAAATTCATCTTGTTCTTGTTCAGGTGAAATAATATGAAAATACCTATGTTTTTTTCTTGCTACTAATTCAGAATTTGGATTTTTTATTAAATAAAGTAGAGTATTTGCTTTAATTAATGTTATATAATTAAGATTTTTAAAATCATCATCAAATTCTACTCTTAACATTTGATTATCATATCGCCATTGTCTTGTATGTATATCTATTATATTATCTTTTGTAATAATAAATTCTAATCCATATGGTATTTTTATTAATTGTTGATATGTTAATATTGTATTATCATTTAATAATCCTTGATATCCTAATTCTTTTAATATATATCTTTCATTTTTTTGTTGAATTGTTAAATTTGGTGAATATTTAGTTTCAATCCAATTAAATGGATTTCCTTCTTTTTCTTTTATTTCATTATTAAATTTTGTTAATAATAACATTAAATTTGCTTGATTTTGAGTAATAAGTTGTTTATTCATCTTTATCCCCTTTATCCCATAAATCCTTAAATATATTGCCATATATTTTATTAGCATAATCTTGCATAGTAAATGGTTTTTTATTATCATTCCATTTACCTTTAATTTCAGATTTAATATTATCAGGAACTTTATGTTTATCTTTATCTTTTTTCATTATTAAATTCATTTCCATTTCCTTTCATTGATAAAACTATCAATTTTTACATTAATTTGTTCACAATACGCACATAAGTTATTATAAATATAACCTTCTTGAAAATGTTCTTTACATTCATTACATTGTTTTAATCTATCAGGATTAAATCCATATTTTGAATAAAAGAATTGTTTCCAATTTTTAAACATAATCTTTTCCTTTTCCTTTCGTAATTAGAGAATTAAGGTATGAATATATATTATAAAATATATGTAATCATCTCAATTGTCCTTGACTGGTAACCAATTATCCTTAATTCTCTATTACATCATAGTGTAAACAATAGAAGGGTATTTTAGTTTACTCTAATTGTTTCTTAATGGATGATAATAACGATATAACCCTGTTTTAGTTTTATCACACATAATCATCATTATACTAAGTTTACTTATTTTATTCCATATAATATTTAATATATGTAATGCAACCCAAAGCATTGCAAACCCTATTGTTACATTTACTAAATATTCTGTGAATGTAGTCAACCAAATATTAAAATCGTCACTATATATATTATATTCGTGATGTTTATATAGTGTTGCAACGATTAAAACAGTTATAAAAGAAAATGAAACGACTATTCTTAATGCTAATTCTATTAGTCTTTCATATGCCTTTTTTAAATGTTTTGATTTATCATAATCAAATAACACTAAAAAAAGTTTCTTTAATATTCGTATTAACCAATAGTTATTACTACGATCATCATCATAACTATTATATCCTAACTTATTCATGATTTCGCCTTTCCTTTATCCTTCTTTCTTGTAACAAATCGTCCATATGTTCAAATAACATATGATTTGCTTTTAAAAGAAGTTTAGTTAATAGTGAAAATAATATTACAAATACAAAAGATACTAAATGTATTGGTAATAAAGTAATAAATAATATTATTCTTAGTGTTTCTATCATAGTTTATTTTCCTGATTATAAGAATATTGTATATCTATTTTATGTTGAATTGCTCTATTCTTTTTCCAATGAAACCCTGGATATCTTAAATAACAATACATTTCTTTTAATTTTTCTTTTGATATGGTTTTAACTTTATATTTTGGTGAATTTGATGTAATTGATACATATTCTATTAATTCAGGTTTATATCTTGGCACATATAAATACATTCTATACCTTCCTTTCATAAGATTAAAATGTAAAGTGCAATTAATGTAATTCCAATGCCTATGAGTATTCCAAACTTACTAATAATTTCAATAGAGAAAGAAACTATTTTCTGGTGAATTGTTACGCAAATACACTATTACAAAGGGTTGTTTTCATATGCTCTTAGAGCGATATCCTTTATAATTACATTAATTGCACTCTCTTGGTTAATCAAATCAAACTATAAACATATTAAAACAACTTCGTCTACTTTGTGCTGTAATGAAAGTTAAATTGTCTAAACAGTTTAAATCAATGTCAACACATATATTATCAGATAGCATATCTAATTCCGCATACATTCTTGCGTAATCTAAGTTCTTTGGACTAACCAAATTGCCATTGCTATTTATTGCTATCTTTATGAGTGCTAACATATTTATTTGATATGTATTTAAGTTCTTAACTACTATTTTTTTACCTAACATAGTATTATTATATTCCTTCTTATCCTTTCTAATGGTATTATTATAAGCAAGGATAAATAAAACTTATAATAATATATAAAATAATTTATAGGCTAAATAATATGATTTATTGGGTAATCAATAACACTATAAGAAAAACAATAACTCAAACTAACTAAGGGTTGAGAGATTGTGTATGATTTGATTATTTAGCCTAATTTTTTAAAAGACAACACTTTGACTATTGTAAGGTATCTAACCTGGTTATTGCATAAGGAACATATCGCAAACGATATGTCCCTATGCAATTAACCTTATTTAGACTGAGTTACTTTGGTATATACCTTAAAATTCAGGTATAACCTATCCTTCATCAAGGCTTGATATTCTTTAAATGTAGAAGGTAAACCTTCTCTATCAGCGTTATCATCACTAACAGGATGAAAAATCATCTTACCAGCAACAGCACACATATCATTTAAACCTTCAAAGAACTCGTTAAAGGATTTTTCGTCCTTCATAATTCCTTGATGACTATCAAGTTTAACTACTAATCTTGTATCCCAACCAAAACAACCTTCGTTCTTTTGGTTAAGTGATACCCCATAATGTGGTTCATCAGGACGAAACATACCTGTCTTGGAACCAAAGGCTTTCTTGCCTTCATCATAGTCTTTTTTATTAGCAACTATCTTGTAAGGATTATACGAAACCCATAAACCTTCTAATCCTGGTTTTCTTGAATTCTCGTATACTCTCTCAGTAAATGTATAACCCATTTGAGTTATCCTAACGACTACTATTTCAAATAGCCAAGTGTTAAATTATGGCAACATTATTGTTACCCAAAGCCGACTTTGTGTCCACAGGACACAGGGTGGCTAACCCGAAGGGAAGGAAACCTAATGCGCCCAAATCTTTAAGGAATGCGAATAGCACCTTGACACACTCTTATGTCTTTGTGTGTCAAGGCAAACACGGCAGGGACATCATTTTGTCTTCGTCCCTGTATTTTCGTTTAAATTCGCCATTGCGAATTTTCAACGAAAATAGTGTTTGTTCCCAAAGATTTGGGTGTAGTAGGTTTATTATATACTACGTACACACATTCTACTTGCATTTTTCAAAAAATAGTATTACATTAAGTCATAATGTCAAAATTACCTAAAGATATAATCAGAAAAATTATGGAAGCAGAATTTTTAGAAAAATTTGATGGGAAAAAATGGGTTAAAGTACCAGTACATTCGAAATCTCCTGCGGTTCAAAAATTGAAAGAAGTAATGTTGGCAGAAATTGAAATTAATGTGATCATCGAAGCTTTAGAATTGGGAATTCTATTGCGTAGCGATCGTGAGCTAAACTAAGTAGTGTAAGGTATTAACGTTAATATAACGATATATCGATATTACATACATTAATTATTAAAAATAATTAATTACGATAAGGAGAAACGACATGGCGTTGCGTAAACAGAAAAAACCTACAAACAAAGAAATTCTTAGGATGATTCGAACCATCTTGCAGCAAATGGAATATTTAACGTTGCAAGTTTTCAACGGCGATAAGGCCCTAGACCTATATGTTGAAATGAAAGGTGATAAAGAAAAATTCATAAAATTTTTGCAGGATAAACAGAAAGAACGTGATCAGGATAATAAAAAAACTGAAAAAAAATAATTTTCAACCTGTAGAGTTTATTATATATACAGAGGTGGAAGCCAAGGAAAAAGGGATTTCCTATAATTTTTGGCAAAAAACGGTACCAGGGACCTATGGAATCAGTGATGATGGCTATGTTTCTGAGTGTATTTCAAGGAATGAATACAAAACAAATACAGAAATGGTATATCCTTTTGGTAGACAATGGTTAGGGGAACATAGGAAGTTAGAATTTGAGCCGCATTACAGTTCTGGGAACTTCTGCGGGGTATCTACAAAGTCGTACAATGAAATAGAAGCTAAAAGTGCTAGGGCAGAATTAGCCGTAGATGCCTTTTTAACGTACAAAATGGCAGGTATACTGCCAGATCTTTATAAAATAGGGAAAATATATAGGCCAGACCAAGAAAACCCCGTAATCGCCGCAAAAAAATTACTTAAACTAAAAGAGGTTAAAAAGATGATTGAAGAGAAGTTGAAAGAAATCCTAGTAGAAAAGGGTGTAGATGAAGGATATGTGTTAGATGTAATGAAAGATGCTATAGATGTAGCAAAAGTAAAAGAAAGTAGTTCTGATATGATTCGTGGTGCTAAAGAATTATCAATATTCTTAGATATGGCTCCTAAGACAAAACAAATTACAGAGTCTTTAGAAGTAGATATGACGCATCAAATTGCAGATTCCTACGAAAAACAGACTAAAAAGTTAAAAGCAACTAAAAAACAGGATGTAGATGAAAAAGACAGTAAAGTTATCGGGAAAAAATGATGATTTACAGGAATTCCTTGAAGTTTTAAAGCATGTAGCTTTAGAATGGGGAATTATTGTTGTTGTAAAGGATAAATAATGGACAAAAAGAAGATGCTCCTGGAAATGGAACAGGATATGCTATTATTCGGCAGAATGGTAATGCCTAATATGTTTAGTGCAGAATCTCCAAATTTTCATTATGATATTACAAAAGAGTTACTTAATAAATCTATTTCTCAATTAAATATTATAGCTCCACGTGGACATGCAAAGTCTTCTATTGTAGCTGGAGTGCTTCCTTTATTCCATCTTATGTTCGATAAAGGGCCAAAAGTTATTGTATTAGTATCTCGTACACAGCAACATGCTGTCAAGTTATTAGGAACTATTAAGGATGTGTTAGACTATTCTCAGGAATTTAGGTACTTTTTTGGATATTGGGGAATGCAGTCAGCACGAAAATGGTCTAATGCTGAGATAGAGCTAAAAGATGGTTCAGTCATTATATGTAAAGGTACAGGACAGCAGATAAGAGGTATCAAGCACGGCAATCAACGTCCTACCTTATTAATCTTAGATGATCCAGAAGATGAGAATAATACCAAAACAGCAGAAGCAATGGAACAAAACCTTCGTTGGTTGCTCCAATCTGGTGTTCCTTCCTTAGATCCATTGAAAGGAAGGGTATGTGTTATTGGTACACCGCAACACCAACGTTGTTTAGTGGAAACATTAAAAGATATGAAGGGATGGAAAAGTTTAACATTTGCACCAGACTTAGAAAAGAATATGTCACTATGGCCAGCAATATGGCCTGTAGAGAAATTGAAGCAGAAAAAGATAGAATTAGAAAGTATTAATCGTATTTCTGTATTTTATAGAGAGTATCTATGTCAAATCGTTGGAGATGAAGAAAATTTATTTAGACAAGAACATATTAAATATTACGATGGATATTTTGATACAGATGATTATGGATACCCATATATGATTTTACTGAAAAAAAATGGTAAGAAGGTAGATGAAAGAATACCAGTGAATATTTTTACAGGAGTAGATCCTGCATCTAGTACAAAAAGAGGAGCAGACTATTCTGTTATATTCAATATTGCAATAGATGCTAATAATAATAGATATATTCTCCCTTATTATAGAAACAGGGCTACTCCATTGGCTCTTGCAGATGCTATTATAGACAATTTTGTACAGTACAATAGTGCAAGAACTAGAATAGAATCTGTTGGATATCAGGAAATGTTACGTCAATATATCAAAGAGAAGTCTACAGAGATGGGATTATTTATTCCTGGATTAGAAATTAAAGAAAATCCAAGAACATCTAAGTCTTATCGTCTAGAAAGTTTACAACCTTTATTTGCACAAGGAAAGGTTTATATGAAAAATACTATGCAACCGTTATTGGATGAGCTACTATTGTATCCTAGAGGGAAGCACGATGACTTATTAGATGGTTTTTTCTATGCAAATAAAAATGCTTATAAACCAGTACATGATATAGAAGAAGAAACAGTAAATGATGACTATGTTTACTCTATGCCAAAAAGTTGGAAAATAATATAAATAATCCTTGACAATTACCTATTTTTAGTAGTATCTTACCAGTTAGGATAATCGTATGAGAATTGATCTAGTTAAATACTATATGACATCAGAATCATTTAAGAAGAAACTAAACAATTTTATATATTCAAAAATACCAAAAGGGTATATTGCGATAGATAATCATGCCAGAAAAGATAAAGAACAGAACAGCAAAGACAAGAACTCAATCACTAGCTGATTTAGAAGAAGTATTTAATTATAAACACAATAGATCAAAGTCTTCTAAAGAAACTATACTTGATGACGTAGAAGATACGTTAGAATTATTTCAAGAATATAAATCTTCTCGTGAATTGTGGTCAGAAAAATTTCAAGAAGCTGTAGAATTTCGTGGTGGAGCTCAATGGACAAATGAAGAGAAAGAAATCCTTGAGTCTCGTGGACAAGCTCCTATAGTTGTTAATCGTATTCATCCAATTGTAGAAACTGCAAAATCTTTATTAACATATAACTCTCCTCAGTTTCGTTCTACTGGAAGAGAGGATTCTGATAGACAAACAGCAAAAGTATTTTCTGACTTATTTCAGTATATATGGGATGTATCTACTGGAGACGAACAATTAAAACGATGTATTGACGATTATTACGTCGGAGGCATGGGAGTATTGCAAGTATATCAAGATCCTATGGCAGACCTAGGTAAAGGAGAAGTTTATATTAAGTCTTTAAATCCTTTAGATGTATATATTGATCCTAATTCTCAAGATATTTATGCACGTGATGCTGCACATATTTTAGTAGCTAAACATTTAACCGATGAACATGCAGCAAGAGTATATCCTCAGTATATGGATGTAATTGAAGATGCTGAAAGTTCACCTGGAGATAATGATGATTATCCTGTTACAGATTTAGCAGCAACAGAAGGACAGATTTTTGGCCCAGATTCAGATACCCGTTTACATACAAAACGTAAATTCATTGAACGTTATACTAAAGAAATGCATATGTATTATAATGTTTTTGAACCTTTCTCTAATAGAGAATTTCTTTTTGATGTAGATGAATATGATGAATATACATCAAAAATGTATATTAGAGTTAAAAAAATTACAGGAGAAGAAACAATTATATTTGATACTCTAACAGTAGAAGAAATGTTTAGTCTTATCTCAGAGAGTGGTCCAATGTATCATTTCGAGATACCAGAACCTCAGTTTGATGAAGGAGGAAATTTAATTCCTCAAGATCCAATAAGAGTTCCTGGAATGGAAAATAGAGAATCTATTGTTGGTAGTACTATTGTTTTAACTCCTATTACTACAGAAGAACTTATCGGGATGGAACGTATAACAGCAAATGATATAGAAAAATGTTGTGTAAAAATGATTGTTAGTGTAGGGGAAAGTTTGCTTTACACTCGTATATTACCTACTGAAGATTATCCTATTATTCCAATGATGAATATACACAATCGTAATCCATATCCAGAGTCAGATGTAAGGTTGTTTAGACCTCTTCAAGAGTATATCAATAAGATTCGTTCTTTAATTATAGCTCATGCAAGTACAAGTACAAATGTAAAGTTATTAATTCCTAGAGGTTCGGCAGATATACGTCAAATAGAAGAAGAATGGGGAAGAGCAGGGACCAGTGTTATTGAGTTTGATGCCGAATTAGGTGCACCCATTGTGGCAGGTCCAGTCCCTCTTCCCAACGAATTGTATAAAAACGAAGCTGATGCTAAATATGATTTAGAATATGGCTTTGGTATTTTTGAGTTAATGCAAGGAAGTACTGCAAATGCACCATCTACTTATAGAGGAACTCTGGTAGTTGATGAATTTGGACAACGAAGAATTAAATCTCGTAGAGATAGTGTAGAAGAAGCTTTAAATCAGATCGCAAAAGTTGCAGTTCCTTTAATACAACAGTTATATACTGAAGAAAAAGTTATTAGATTAGTACAACCTAACGGGACTGAAAAAGAAGAAAGATTTAATTTCTACAAAGAAATGGATAATGGAGCTGTTAAGAAATATCATGATATTGGAGTAGGAAAGTATGATATTAAAGTTTCTTCAGGATCTACATTACCAACGAATAGAATGGCATTGTTACAAACATACCAAGAAATGTATCAAATGGGATTAATAGATCAGATAGAAGTATTAAAGAAATCAGAATTAGTAGACGTAGAAGGAGTATTGCAACGTTCTGGTCAAATGAAACAAATGGCACAACAAGTAGAAATGCTCCAAGAAGAATTAAAGGAAGTAAAAGGCGACTTACAAACAGCAGATAGAGAAACTGTACATGCTAAGAAACGTCTTGAAGTAGAAAAATTCAGCACGAAATTAGATCAACAAGCTAATAAGGCTGATGCAGCAACTAGTTTGTATAAAGCTAGATTAAGTGATGTTCAAAGAAACCTAATAAAGTCTAATGCCCTTGAAGTATTTGATAATGCTGAAGAGGCTGAGGAAAGTTAGGGAAGGAGAAAACAAAACATGAGCGAAGAAAAACAGGCAACAGTAAATGAGCAAGAGATGATAGAAGAACCGACTGCAACACCTTCTATTAATGAAGATGAACTATTTAATCAGGTCTTCGGGGATAATTCAGACGAATTTGTAGCTAAAGATGAGTCAGAAATCTCTGAACCTGGATTAGATCAAGCATCTGAAGTTCAGAATGCTGTTGATCCAAAGAGTGATCCAGAGCAATTTCAGTATTGGCAAAGTCAATCTGATAAAAAGCAAGTGGAAATAGATGTTCTAAAAGAACAAATGTCAGATTTTATGACTAAAACATCTCAACCAAAAGCTGAAGAACCAGCTGAGGAAGAGACTGTTCGATTAGAAAGACCTATTAAACCACGAAAGCCCTCTGAATACGATCACACTGATGCATTAAGCGATCCTGATAGTGAATCGGCTAAATATTTATCTAAAAAAGATAATTATATGGACGATTTATCTGAATATATGGTATCTCTTGAAGATCAACGTAGTAAACAAGTAGCTAAACAGCAAGCAGAACAAAAAGAACTATTGCAACAGCAACAGTTACGAAATGATTTGCAGGCTAATTACAATTATTCTAATGATCAGGCTGAGGACTTTATTAGTAAAATGAGTGCTCCAGAGTCTTTATCTTTAGATAATCTTGTTAGATTGCATCAATTGAACTTGACATCTGTTACACAGGAAGTGCAACAGGTGAGTCCACAAGCTCAAGTGAAACAAAATACTATGATTAGGAGACAAGAGAAACTAGCTATTCCAAAACCTATCGGTGTTCAACCTAGTGCAGATACGCAGTCATCAAAAAAATCAGCGGAAGATCAAATGATGGATTCAATGATCGGTAATTTTAGAAAAAGGAATCCATTTTAACAAAGAGGAGATGAATGATGGCTAATATTTATAGTATCAATCCAGGGGAAGCTGTCCAGGGTACGTCGATTAACGTCGATCGTAGGATTTTTAACTTCGGTGAAAGAATCGCCGAGTTAGCACCCCAACAATCACCTTTCTTCACATATTTGTCTAAAGTAGCTAAGAAACCTACAGACGATCCAGTTTTTAAGTTCTTAGAACAACGACATCAATGGCAAAGACGTAATTTCCAAGTTCAAGCAGCAGTCACAAGTTCTGCACACAGCGGTACAGACTCTAATTGGAATGTTACAACTCTTGATCTAGATGTGCTTTATGATAAATTTGGTAGAGAGGTATCATCTGCAGTACAACCGAACTTTATTCTTGTCGGTCAAATCCTTGCAATCGAATGTGAATACGATGCAAATGGTAGTGACGCAGGAGCAGGTGCGGAAACTGCAGCAATTGCTTACTACAAGGTAACAGGAGTAGATCTGACTACAGATGCTGCTGCTGCCCGTGTAGCAGGTAGTTTTATTAAAGTAGTACATAAACCAACACGTTCAGCAGATGGTGCGGAAGCAGCAACAGCTGGAGAAATTACTGAAGCTTCAGCTTCTAAATTAATTTTTAGAGCAGATGGTGACGGTCAAGTGATTGGTTCTGCATGGGCTGAAGGATCAACCGATCCAGAAGGTTGGGCAGATGAGTTCTACAACAGAGAAGGATACTGTCAGATTTTTAAAACTGCAGTACCTCTATTCTCTGGTACAGCTCTAGCTACTAAATATCGTGGTGTAAGTAATGAATACATGCGTGTATATCAAGAAAAACTTATGGAACATAAGATGGATCTTGAAAACGCATTCTTGTTTGGTATGGGATCAGATGATTCTACATCAACAGGTCCAGTTCGTAGAACATGGGGTATTGTACCTTATGCTGAGATCTATGGTAAAACAAAGACATTTGCTTATGCAAGTGCGAATTATGATCACTTTATCGATGCAATGGAAAATGTTTTTGCACCAGAATCTGGAAACAGTGGTGAAAAACTAGTCCTTGCTTCAAGAAAAGTTCTATCTTGGTTGAATAAACTAGGTGGATCTTCATTCTTAGGCAATACCATGGCATTAGGTTCGCAACCTGATAATGCTGAATCAACTAATCCTTATGGTTTAGATGTTCAGAATATTAAAGGTTCGTTTGGACACCATGTAACAAGAGTTAATACTCTATATGGTAATCTAAACTTTGTTGCAGAACCAATGTTCAGAGGTATTCATGAGGATACAGCGATCATGATTGACTTGGCAAACGTGGCATATCGTCCATTAATGGGCAATGGTGTATCACGTGATACTCAAGTTATTACTAATGTTCAAAACAGAGATGTTGACGGAAGAAAAGACATGGTTCTTACAGAAGCAGGTCTAGAAATTTCTTTACCAGAAACACATACTGTATTGCAATTTAGTTAACATAAACGGGGGGATTGAAATATATCCCCCCATTATAAAGGGAGAGAGTTATGGCAATACCATTCGTAGCAGTAGCATTAAATGCGGCAAGGGTAGTAGGATCAAGAATTTTAAAAAAAGGACTTAAAAGCACTGCGAAAAAAGCTTATAAAATGGCAAAACCGCATGTAAAAAAGGGTGCAGCTAAATTAGGAGATACGTATAAAAAGGTTGATAGTGGTGTCAAAAAAGGCACTAAGCTTGCTAATAAAAAATTAAATACTATTACTAAAAAAGGTAGTACTTACTATACAAAATCATCTGTAAAAGCAAAAGATGCAGCTATTAAATTTAATCTAAATAGAGGACACACTAAAAAATCTATAAAAGCAAAAGATGCAGCTATTAAATTTAATGATGCAATAAAAAAAGGAAGCAAAGTTAAGAAGAAAGTTGTTCCTAAGTTAGTAAAGGTTCCTAAAAGAGTTGTAC